TAACGTTAGTTTCTTCTCTATTGCCTGTTACTTCTTTGCCTTCTGTCATTATTGCCTTCTTAGCTGGAGTTTTACCGTCGATTACTGCCGGTAGGTATTTGTCAAACGCCGATTGCAACTTCGGAGTTTGAACGCTTTCCAGTAAATCAATCATAATCTCTTTCTGACCTTTTGATAAAGGAGCAGTAAGTTCATTAATTGTATCTTTTCTTGTAGCCGCATCTGAAATCTTACGAATTTCTTCGTCTTTGCTTTCAGCTAGTTTTTGCTTTTCTGCAACAGCAACTTTTGCTTCCGCAAGTTGCTTATCTTTTAGCTCAACTACCTTCAGTAACTTAGAAGTTTCTGATTTTTCATTTAGATAGCTGTTGCTATATTCTGCTGCAAATGCTTCAAACAATTTGCGACCAAAGTCATTTTTACGTGCTGCTTCAATGTCTTCTTTTAGCTGACCAATTTCTCTGTTAAGAACTTTATCAGTTATAGAAGCTACTTTTTCAGCACTCTTTTCAACAAACTGTGTTTTCAACTTGTTGAAGTGTGACTTTGCTTCACGTACTAAACGTACTTTAGTTTCAGCAAGGTCTTTTTTGTCTTCGTTGAATTCTGCAATTTCTTTTGCAAGTGATTCTACAACAAAATCTTCAAGCATCTTGAACTTATTAGCCATTGATTTTTGATCTTCATGTAACTCACCAACTTCTTTGCTTAGTTGATCTACAACAAATGTTTTTAGCAGACCTGCGTTTTCACGCATTGCTACAGCATATCTTGCTTTTGCTTCTGCTAGTTGTTTACGATCTTCTGCGAATTCTTCAATTTCTGAAGCAAGACGTTCAGAAATCATAGAGTCGATTGCCTCTACCATTGTCTGTTTGTCATGCTCATATTTTTGAGCAAATTCTTCGCGAAGTTCAGCTGTTACCTGTTGACGGTTTTCTTTGACTTTTTTGTTCCAAGCCTCTTCGATTTCGTGGCGCACTTCTTCGGAAACTACATCATTTTCGAATAGTGTTTTTAGTGCATCCAACATTATTTTCTCCTTTTATTGGAGTCGGTTGATGATATTCACCAACGATTCTCTTAAATATTTTTGAGCCTTAGGATCTTCTTTGGTTGCCTGTGCAAGTTCGTAAGCCTTATAGCCACCTCTGGCATTCATCAAGTGTTCATAGATTGGCGTAGGATACGCCCCAGGAGCACTTGGCTGAGCAACAACGTCAACAGTTATGATTTCAAAATCACTGACTTCGCCGCTACCATCTTCTTTTACGTTACCGGAGCCTCTTGATGAGACGCCTAGTTTTACACCACTTTGTATCATGGTGCTAACTAGTTGTCCCATCGGCGTCGGTAAAATTTTCATTTTTCCATAACCATTTGGACCATCCATCCACATTTCGGTAATCATGTGACTGACCCTGTCCAGGTTAATATTAAGACCTTCAGGATGATCAACCTCACCAAGAACACTGTATCCTCCGCTAATTTGATCATTGAGAGTTTTGACAGCCCTGCCAATTTCATTTACAGGATATACACGTTGGTTCGCATTGCGTACACCCCCTTGAATACAAATACCTTTCATAAAAAGATCTTTGCCTTCATTGGCATTCTCAACCACCATTTGAGCTTGGTCGAATGTCAGGTGCTCTCGTAAGTAATTGCCCATCTTCAAGTCCTTAGCTACCGATCATTGATTTTTTATCGGGAGCCGCATCGCCTTGGCCTTTTTTCTCAGCGCCGTGGCCTTTTGGCATAGACGTCATCGACTTCGCAGCTTTACCACCAGGAACATTTACATTACCCATGTTTTCTTCCTTTGTTGATGGATTAGCTAGGCCGCCTTGTGTGCCACCTTTTCCGCCGTCTCCGCCTTGTACCAAGTTTGAAGCAGTGCCGCCCATGTCGTTTTTACCAGCTACTGGAGACTTGGTGTTTGCACCATTGTCGCCCATTTTTGCTGTAACTTTTTCAACATATTCACGCATCTGCTCACCTGCCGACTTAGTTGTTGATTCTTCAACACTTTCGTCGTCATCTTTATCAGCTTCGAATTCGTATGACTCTTCTTCAGGCTCTTCTTCATCGCCCATATCTTCTTCGCCACCTTCTTCGTCGCCCATATCTTCTTCACCTTCTTCGTCGCCTTCTTCTTTGTCGCCCATTAGCTCTTCGAATTCGGCTTTAAGGTCTTCTAATTCTGCTTCAAGATCTTTAATATCACCTTGTGTAGCTGGTGCATCGTCATCTCCGCCTTCGGCGTCCATGTCCATGTCATCTCCGCCGGCCATATCCATTTCCATGTCATCACCTGCGTCACCGCCCATCATTGGGTCCATGTCGTCTTCACCTTCTACTTCAAACTCATCAAGATCGAAATCTTCGTTAGTTTTTTCGTCTTCGTCTTCGTCTTCGTCATCTTTAGAAGCTTCATTAGTTTCTTCGTCTTCGTCTTTTGCAGCTTCTTCTACATCTTCATCATCTTCTTTTGCTTTTTCGTCGACTTCTTTGTCTTCTACATCGTCAGCAAGAAGGTTTTCATAGATGTCTCTTGACTTTTCTACAACAATCTCGTGAAATAATTCTTCCGCTTTATCGCGGTCGTTGTTTACAAGATGCTCTAGCATCTCTTCAAATTTGTTTGGATTTGCCATTATTTTCTCCTATAAATGTTTTACCTATGGTAAGGCTGTCACTAGTATTTACTTATATGGGAGAAATATGCGTAGAAATAGGCTCAAAACGAGCCATTTTGACGTAATGTCAGGAAATCTGGAAGATTTTTTTGAAATCTTCAACACTTATCGTCTTATAATTGTCAAATTTATTTAGTTCGTCCGGTTGATAGTTATCAGGTGCTATAACTCTAACATACTGTATATGTGTGTGCTGTTTGATTACAGAAGTAGTTTGTCTAAGCCAATTTCCAAAGAAAGTTGCACCATCTGTGCTTTTTTTGTAGTTAGGAGTATCAGCATAAATGTTATTAAACTTATTTCCTTTATCTAAACCTCTATAATCAAACCCTAGAATATAAATCCTTTCATATCCGTGTTGGCTTGCTAGCCATAATGCTGTTGGTCCACTACTCCAACCTTTGCTAGGATTGAATGTATTCAACTTAGGAATACGATCATAAGCTCTGTTAGGGTTTGTCCAAACTTCGTGCTTTTTCTGATATCCTGTTTTAGATATTTCTAAAATCATTTTTGTATCTACTGCAACTAAAAAATCTGGTGCAAATGTCCTATATAATGCATTGCAACCATAAATTTTACCTTGTGGTGCTATTTCTGTTACTTCTATGCCTTTTCTGCTATTGCCATTGCCTAGAACAAATGCAATGTGTTTGTTTGCTTTTTCTTGTGGAGATAAAGGAATAATTTCCTGAGATTGTTGTTTGGCAAAACGTCTTGCTTTTTTTGCAGCTGAACGTTGAGAACGAATATGATGCCATTCTTCTTTTGAAAACTGTCGTTTATCTATTTTTGCCAATTATCATACTCCGGCAGCGCCTGCTTGAGCAGCTATTCCATACATCTGTCTTACAAAATCTAATTCTTGTGCTTTTTCATTTGTATGTAGTTCGCTTGCTTTCCTTGCTCTGTTGATTTGACTTAACGTAAGTCGCGTCTTCCGGGTATCATCTAGATCTACAATTGAAGTATCGTACTGAGGTTCGTACCTATTGTTTTCAATAGGTTCAAGTGTTTCTTTGTCGTAATAGAATAATTCTCTCAGTATCATATTATTATTTATACTTTATATTGTACCGGCGCCTTCGTCACCTGCTGGAGCTGCTGCTCCGGCTTCTCCGCCTGTGGCTGTTTCTGGTGGTGCGCCTTCACCGCCTGCTTCACCTTCACCTTCAACTGTAGCTTGATCTTCTGCTCCTGATATGTCTTGGCTTATACCTGCAGAACTAATTCCTACACTTCTCATTTCACCTGCAGCATCTCCTGGTGGAGGAGTTAGTGTTTCATCATTTTCTTCTTTCCACATGCGTTCATTCTCTGCAAGATCTTCTGCACTAAATCCTAAGAAACGTTTCAGAGCAAAACGATTTGAAATAAATGGAATTGCTTGTACCTGCGCAAAAGAACTAATACGCTGATTGTCTAGTTCGGTTTGTCTGTATGCTGCAAAGTTTTGTGGCGGCATAAATTTAAGATCAAACATTGCTGTGTCAATGTTTACACCTTTTTCTAGTAGAAAACGTTTGAACTCTTGATCAAATTCTTCTACAAGTAAATTTTGTAGTCTTTCACAGTATGTATTAAATCTTAATTCTTGTATAAATGCTGTGCCAACTCTGCCGTCATTGTAACTTGCTTGGCTGTCGTCTGCGCCAGTAGGCAAGTATGAACTTGGTATACGCAATCCTCTAACAAGTTTGTTAGTAAAGTAGCGTAAGTCATCTATTTCTCCTAGGTTAGTACCACCTGGAAGTGTTTCAACTTTAGATCCTCTACCTTCAGCAGTTTGGGGGAAGAAGTAGTCTTCGTTTGTGCTTAGTGGATTGTATGCACTGTCGATAACATTAGTGCCACCACCTGTTTTTGAAGGAATACGTCTTTGATGTATTTCTGTTTTTACACGCTCAACAAACTGCATCGCAAGGTGACTTGGCATGTTACCCACATCAACATAAAATACTCTACGTTCTGGAGCTCGCTGTACACGATAGATAATAATTGCGTCTTCTAATAATTCTTTTTGCTTGTAAACTTTGAAAATCTGTTCTAGCAAACTGTTACCAAAAGGATAGTTGTTGTCTAGTCCTTCTGATAGGCTAAGATGAAACATGTGTTCTGCATTAACTGCTACTTCACCATCTTCAATTGTAAATCTCGAACCTGCTTGATTAGGATAGTTACCTACCATTCCTCTTGCTTGGCCTTGATAATATCCGCTTCCACCGCCTGTAATATTACCGTTTGTTTCGTGTGGTTTTGTTGCCACTAGATCTCTAAAATTAAATTGAACGTCTTTGACAACATACTGCTCAGGAGTTTTACCTTCTGATTCATTAACAATAATCCTGTTTACCTTAGCAGGATCAACGTGATATAGTTTTTTTGTTTCCGGATCTCTTAGAAAAAATCCATCTCCGTATTTGAATACATTACGGAATATTCTAAACATTCTGTTTTCAAAGTTATTGATTTTATACCATTGCTTGAGATACTGTCCTAGTATCTGTACTTCTGAATTAGTAGCATCTTTGTAGAATTTAATATCAAAATGTGTATCATTCTTTTTGTTTTTCTGTGTGCAAAATTCAGCAAGAATATCCAATGCGGCATTTACTTCTGAATCTAAATCCATAGTATTGTATTGCCCATATCGTTCTACACGATTAGGGGTACCTACATATACGTCTGGCAAATAACTCGAATAGTTTGAACGAGCTGGTCCAGGCTGTGTCGCACTATTTCTGCCATTGATAGGCGAATAATTGCCTGATGTATTATCACCTGTTGGCACAGGTGTAAAATATTTTTTCCAACTCATTTTATATTCCTACACTGCTCATTACGTTACCATCTAAACCTTTTGTAGCTTTTAACTGTCTATTGGCAACATCAAGCGTTCTTCTATTTATTTCAACTAATTGTAACATGGTTTGGTTCAGATTGTCAAGAGAATCTTCAGAAGTTTCGCCCATTTTGCTTGTAGCAGGGGAAGATGTCATTGCAGATGCTACTTCTTGACCCATTGTGCTAGGATCAAACTTGTTCCCCATGGTTGCCATAGCATTTTGAACGTCTTTTAATCCATTTGGAAATGCACTTAATAGTTGACCTTGAACACCGTCCATAGCATCTTGAACGTCTTTTAATCCTCTTGGAAATGTACTTAATAGTTGACCTTGATCACTGTCCTTAGGAACTACTGCCTCCATTCCGTGCAATATTGCTGCTGTGCCCTTGCCAAAATTTTCGAATCCGCCGGTACCTTCATTTAACGGGAGAATACCTTTAAAGAAATCTTTTATATATTGCCAAGAAGATCCTTCTTCTAAATTACCTGCTTCTTTTTCCTCTTTAAAGTTTTTAGCATCTGCATCAGAAAGTGCTTGTTGTATTTTAGGTGTTACTAACAATGAACCTTCTTTTAAAACTCCTGCTGCTTCTAATTGTTTTCTTATGCCTTCTTTTTCGTCTTGGCTAGTATCAGGATCATCTAGTTTCTTCAACATATCAACTGTTTCTTGTGTAACC